ATGAAGACAGCGCCGCCCTTCAAGCCCGAACGAACAAGGCTCGGCCAGTGTGCCCACGGCATGCAATCTGTGGGCATCTGGAGCCTCACGACAGGCGGCCGAGGCCCCAATCGCGGCTATCGCCCGGCACGATGGGCATGCGAAGGCTGCCTCCGGTCCCAAAGCCTTGTCAGGAGGCGATCCGGACGGCACCATGACGTACAACGAGGAACACTTGGGAAAGATCGGTTAGAATCTCTTCAATGCACACTCTAATTTTGTTCAGGCAGCTTGAGGCGTCCACCCAGAACAGCTGAAATGCAGTTTCAATGTGATCGGAGACTGGCTTAGGGACGTGTTCGCCGATTGCAAAAATCGGCTTAAAGCGCTTTCAGGCGCACGCAAATTTCCCCGCCGATTTAGACGAATAAGCTGGGATGAGGGTGCCCAATATGAGCTTGATATCGTCTATTTCGACCATGTCTCTCGAACTATAGTCGCTCTCGAAGTGAAGAGGGGCTCAATGGTGCCGGGGACCTCAAGCGGTTCGCGAAGGACACACACTTGATGCACGTTGAGATGTGTTTTGCGCCTGAGGCGCTAGACGCGCCCGCTGTACACCGCCAGTGTCAGATTCTTCTACGCGCCAGATCTATCGTGAACATCGAACACAAAATCCGAAAGTGCGCCCGATGCGCTCGGTTGCGCCCGGTAATTCCACTGCTCATGGATTAGATTTCGGCTCGCGTAGGGAGAATTACCGTTCAGTACGGTTTTGCCTATCCTGACATAAGCTTAGCCGTCGGCGGACGTCTGGTTCGGGCCGGTCACGAAGGTCGGAAACGATGCTGCGCGTGCAAGGTGCCGCGCCCAGCCAACGGCAGGACTGCGCAGTTTGCGGCTATCAAAGGCCGAGCATTCACCCGGCCAAGTGCTTCGAGCTTCACCAAGTCTCACACCGTCTCGTCACGACCGATTCGCCTGCACATTGATCCACGCGGCGCAATTGGCGCTATCGCGTCCGGCGGACGGGCGATTTGGTGAGCAAGTGGTGAGCAAGAAAAAACAGCTTACGAGCGCCGTTGCAGGCGCGTCCGTAAATGTCTGTTTTTACGGTTATTTTTGGTTGCGGGGGTAGGATTTGAACCTACGACCTTCAGGTTATGAGTCTGAAGGTCGATGATCGTGACTACCGCCGAGGCCGCTCCCGATTCCGTTCCCGGCGCTCGATCCGGAGCGGATGGTCCCGCGGCAGAGCCCGCCAGAAACCGTTGCCCTTTGACCAGTTGAGAAACTGGCTGAAGCTGTCGACCTGGTCGTCGTTGCGCCCTCGGGGAAAGCCCAGCAACTCGCGCTTGAACGCGGGCAGCCAGGGCGCCTCGCGCGGCAGGAAGACCTTTCCCGCTTCCACCGGCGCACAGGCCGCCGCGAAACGGATCTCCTTGTCCTTCTCGGGCGTAACACTATTGAAGCGCTTGTCATCCTGGAACAACTCGTGGAGAAGCGGTCGGCCAGTGGCTGCATCCTCTATCAGGACCTTGTCCGGATCCCAGAGGGCGACCAGTGCCATCACCTTCGCCTTGAGTTGAGGATAAACTAGTCTCCCACGCCAGACATCGAGCAGATACCAGTTTCCGTTCCGGAAACCCCAGGTCGTGCAGACCGAGAAATCCGACCGCGGATCGGCCGACGTCCCCGTGTCCCAGCTCTGGATGATCAGCTGATACCAGCGCCGGTCTTCGACTTTCTCATAGGTGCCGAACCATTCCCAGCGAAGGGGCGACCCGTCCGGCGCGATCGGGTTCTGCTGATACTGGCAGTTGAAGACGGCGGATCCCATCTCGCTGCGCATGCGGTCGAGCGTGTCCCGATCGAGTCGCTCGGGAAACAGGAGATCGCCGGGCCGACGGCGATGAACCTTGCCGCGCCCGATCGGGACGACCTCGTTTTCCTCTGCAATCGCCGGCAGGTTGAGATGCCGATAGGTCCCCTTGTCGAGCAGGTACCCTGGCGGATCCAGTTCATGGAGCCGTTGCGCGATCATCACCACGCGGCCTTCGGCCTGGTTGTTGAACCGGGAAAGCAGAGATCCCTCGATGAACTCCTGCGCCCGAGCGAGCTCCGCTTCCGAGTTCGCATCCCCGGCCTTCAGCAGATCGTCGATGATGATGTAGTCTGCTCCGTGGCCGGTGACCGAACTGCCGATCGAGACGGCCTTGCGGCTGCCATCTTTCGTTGTCCGGATTTCCTCGGCAGTGTTGCCCTTCTTCGCGAGCCGGGTCGCGGGAAACATCTGCTGATACCATCTGGAGGACATGACGCGCCGACAATCGTCGGAATGCTTTCGTGCGAGATCGAGGCCGTAGCTCGCAACGATGATCTTGGCTTCGGGGTGGTGTCCCAGGATATAGGCGACATAGGCAACAGCCACGGTAACCGATTTCAGACAACGCGGAGGGATATTGATCACCAGCCGCTTGTTCTCTCCGGTACGCACAGTGTCGAGCTCGTGACACATGGCCTGGACGTGCCACGCCGGTTCAAACCGATCGTTCGGCCCGTTGTGGAGGGTGTCGAACACCCTCCACACGAACGAAAAGAAGTTGTCCCGGCTGATCTGCAGCGCGGCCAGACGAACTTGTTGGGGATCAGGAGTCTTCATCATCGGCCTCCCGAACTTCACCACACTCGTCGTCGCCGAGATCCGTAGCGAACAAATGGCGAAGGATGTCGTAGTCGACCGGCTCGGCGGTGTCGGACAGAGCAGCGTCCTCGGCGTCGGAGTCGAGCCGACCGGACAGATCGGCATCGAAACGCGCGAGCATCGTCAGGGCTTTCATGTCCCCCTTCAGGGCCGTCGCGACAAGGCGCTTGGCTGCGGCCTCAGCCTTGGAAATCTTGATCTCACGATTGCCTTCGCGGACGGTGACCTTGGTTTCCAGTTCGCGCTGCAAACTGGCGTTGAACCCCTTGGCTCCTTTCGGCCGCCCTTTCGGATTGCCCGACTGACCCTTCTTGAACTGCGTGGCTTTCGGAGGCCGGCCGTAGCCGACCTCGTAGTCTTTCTCGGGATCAGACATTGTCGGCCTCCATCGGGTTGGCAGCACCGACGGCTGCGGCACGGTCGTTGAACGTCCCACCCGTCGTGGCGTGCACCGCCGTCTTCCCGGACATCTCCTGCCAGCGGCGGATGGCAACATCGACATAGGCCGGTTCGAGTTCGATCAGCCGCGCCCGACGACCGGTTTTCTCGGCGGCGAGGAGCGTCGCGCCAGAGCCGCCGAAGGCATCCAGCACTACATTGCCGCGGTCGCTCACATCCATGATTGCATCGACAACAAGGGCGGTCGGTTTGACGGTCGGGTGATCGGCGAGATCCGCCTCGCGACCTTTGCCGAAGCTGTTGACGCCGGCATAGTCCCAGACATTGGTCCGGTTGCGACCGTGCTTGCCCAGCTCGACATTGTTGATGTGCGGCGCCCCAGGTTTCTTGAAGACGCAGACCATCTCGTGCTTGGAACGGTAGAGGCTGCCCATGCCGCCATTGGTCTTGTTCCAGACGCAGAGGTTGATCAGCTCGAAGCCGCAGGACTTGCCGGTCGTGATTAGTTCATCAAGATGACGCCAGTCCATGCAGACCATGGCAACGGCGCCCTCGGCCATCTTGTCCCGGGTCTCGGTCAGGAACGCCGCCAGGAAGCTGCGGAACTCGGCTTCAGTCATCTCGCCCGAGGCCATGGCGAACTCGCGGTGGTTCCCGCCGTTGCCCGAGCGCACATGACCGTTCACCGGGACGTTGTAGGGCGGGTCTGTGAAAACCATCCCGGCCATCTCACCATCGAGAACCCGGGCGTAGCTCGTTTCTTCAAGCGAATTGCTACACAGAATGCGATGATTGCCGAGGATCCAGAGATCGCCGGGCCGCGTGATGACAGGTTTCGCCGGATCGGGCTCTTCGACGGTTTCCGGAGGCGCCGCCTCGGCTTCACCGGCCCCGCCAATGAGCAGGTCGATTTCCACCGTCTCGAAGCCGGTGATATCCAGGTCCAGGTCGAGTTCACCATCGAGCCTCAGGTCCATCAACTCGGCGAACTCGATCTGCAGCGCCTCCTGGTTCCAGTCGGAGAGTTCGGCAAGCTTGTTGTCGGCGATCCGCAGCGCCCGCACCTCTGCGGAGCTCAGGTGGTCCGCCACGACGGTCGGAACCGTCGTGAGACCGAGCGCCTTGGCAGCTTCCAGGCGACCGTGGCCAGCAATGATGACGCCGTCGGAATCCACCAGGATCGGAGCGACGAAGCCAAACTTGGCCACCGAAGCTTTCAGCTTGCCGATGTTCGTCGCCGTGTGGATACGGTTGTTGTTGGCATAGGGTTTGAGGTCGGTGACCCGGGTCTGGGTGACCTTGTCAGTCATCCAGATAGCCTTGGTCGATGCCGGGGCAGCGGGTTTTTTAGGACGGGCACGCATTTACGTCTCCATTCATAGATGCCGTGGGAACGGCGAAGGTCAGAATGGATCGCGTCGGGGATACGGAGAGAGCATACACAGCAACTCCCCGGACCGATGGATCCGGTTTGTTGCCGCTTCGAATGCTCTCTGCTGGGCATGGTGCCCATGTGAGTGCTGCCAGGGTGGCGATTTAGCCCCCGTAATGAAGCAGGCAGGAGGATGCCTAGCATTGCGCAGGTGCTGCCGTCAAGAAAAAACTATCTTAACAAATTGTTAATAAACAAAAATCATGGGCCTGATATATACCCACACCCAAAGGGGTACGACAAGGATCAGGGCTTGGTGGAATATGGGGCACCCCGATCGGAAGGGATCGGAGCGACAGTTGTTGGACGAATAGGACAAGATCCAGAACATTCGCCATTGCGCAAGTTCCGCTGGACTGCTGCCGCGAACAGAGCGTCACTGACATCACGCCCGAAGACATCGGGCTCTCCTCGGTACCGGGGCTGGCATTTCGCCGGCCCGCTACCTGAGGAGAAGACCAATGACCAAGCGCAAGCAGACCAAGACCGACAAGGTGCGTGCGATGCTCGCTCGCCCTGAGGGCACGAGCCTTGAGGCGATCTGCAAGTCCACCGGCTGGCAGCCGCATTCCGCTCGCGCGGTCCTGAGCGGGTTGCGCAAGGCCGGCTACACAGTCAAGCGGCAGGCGGCCCACGAAAAGGGCGGTCCGTCCCTCTACCGGATCACGGCCGAGCCCGAGGCGTCCGAATGATCCGCGTCGCCGATCTCGAAACTATGGACCGGGCCGCGTTGATCGCGGCCTGGACGGACGTTTTCGGAACACCGGTGCCGAAAGGGCTGAGCCGGTCCTTCCTGCGCCGTTTCCTGGCCACCGAGATCCAGACCCGCAGATCCGGTGGCCTGCCCGCCCGGGTCCGGAAGGTGCTGGCGCAGAACAATGATCGTGGACAACGTTCGAGGTCGGCCACCCTCGCGCCGGGCAGCCGGTTGCTTCGGGAATGGAATGGCATCACCCATGTTGTCGAGGTCACCGAGGACGGGTTCCTCTGGAACGGCCGGAGCTGGCGCTCGCTCTCGGTCATCGCGCGAGAGATCACCGGCGCCCATTGGTCGGGTCCCCGGTTCTTCGGCCTGAACGGAAAGGCCCGGTCATGAGCAAGCCCCGGATCCGCTGCGCCATCTACACCCGGAAATCCTCCGACGAGGGGCTCGACCAGGACTTCAACTCGCTCGACGCCCAGCACGAGGCCTGTGCCGCCTATATCGCCAGCCAGCGCCACGAGGGCTGGAAGATGCTGCCTGCCCGCTACGACGATGGCGGCATCTCCGGTGGCACGCTCGACCGCCCGGGCCTGCAACGGCTGCTCGCCGATATCGACGCCGGCCGCATCGACATGGTCGTGGTCTACAAGATCGACCGGCTGACGCGGTCGCTCGCCGACTTCGCCAAGCTGGTCGAGCGTCTTGAAGAGAAGGACTGCTCCTTCGTCTCCGTCACTCAGGCCTTCAACACTTCCTCGTCGATGGGCCGGCTGACGCTGAACGTGTTGCTCTCCTTCGCCCAGTTCGAACGCGAGGTCACCGCTGAGCGGATCCGCGACAAGATCGCCGCCTCGAAGAAGAAGGGCCTTTGGATGGGCGGTGTTCCGCCACTCGGCTACGACCCGCATCCCGACCCGATGCGCCGGGAATTGGTGGTCAATGAAGCCGAGGCCGAAGTGGTCCGACAGCTCTTCACCCTCTATGCCACACACAGATGCTTGAACCTCGTCACCCAAAAGGCCGAGGGTCTCGGCCTGCGCTCCAAGCGCCATGTCTTCTCGACTGGCCGCGAGCAAGGTGGCAATGTTCTGAGCCGGGGCCAGATCCACAAGATCCTCACCAACCCGGTCTATCTCGGGCAGATCCGGCACAAGGAAAAGGCCTTCCCAGGAAAACATCCGGCCATCATCGACCAGCCACTATGGGATCAGGTGCAGAACCAGTTGCAGGCCGCCAGCGCCCGGCGGCGCGGCGTTCCAGCCGGACAGCCCAGCAGTGATGCTGCTCCGCTGAAAGGAAAGTTCCAAGACGAGTCCGGGGATTTTCTGACCCCGACCCATGCCCGGAAGAACGGTAAACAGCTGCGCTACTATATCTCCAACCGGCTGGTCTCCGGCGGTACCGATCCGACCGGATGGCGCCTGCCGGCACCAGGCTTCGAGACCAGTGTCGCATCTCTCATCGCCGATCACCTCGCGGAACATGCGAGCCGCCATGCCGTTCTCTGCTGCAATGACGCTCTGCAATCTGTCGCTGCGTCGGAAGCTGTGGAGAGACTCGCGCACAAGATCCGGTCCGATGGAATCCGCGACGCGACCACACTGATCACCGATGGGTCCCTTGGAAACGGACGCATCACGATCGAACTTGATGCCGATGCCATCGCCCTCTCGACCGGTCTGTCGGCAGACGACCTGAACCGGAACCTGCTGAAGATCGACCGGCCCTTCACCTGCCGCCGTCGCGGTGTCGAGATGAAGATCCTTGCCGGCAACATCGCCCCAGCGCCCGATGCCGCGATGATCCGTGCGCTGCGCAACGCCCACCGCTGGTCCGAGTCCCTCAAGGCCGGCACGCCGCTGAACCACCTCGCCGCAGAAGTGAATACCTCTGAACGCTACCTCGCCCGGGTCACCGCACTCGCTGGCCTCTCGCCGAAGATCCAGGTCGCGATCGTGAATGGCACCCAGCCGGTCGATCTGACATTGAAGCGCCTCCTTCGCAACAGCTTGCCGCTGGAGTGGAATGCCCAGGAACACGCTCTCGGATTCGGCGTCTGAACCGCTTCCCTGATCGCCGAGCAGGCTTCCCTGTTCCGTCAAGAAACATTCCCTGTTCCATTCTGAAAATACCCTGTTCGGTCGCGCAGGGAATTCGGCATCAATGCATTGATATTGCTCCCACAAACAGCACGCTTTCGAACCGAAATCGCTGCAAATAATCAAAATACGCTGTAAATCGCGCCGGATCAGGGAAAGCCGCTCAAAAGCGGACCGGCTCTTTTGGCCGACTGAGACACCTCGAGTTTTGCTACGGGAACAGCCTGGAAAGGTGCGTCTCAGGTCATGAGCGCACCGCCTAAACAGCGGGAAACACGCCGCAATTCGGCGCGATATGGACATGGGGAATCGAGACGATTGTCGGTGGCGGAGAGACAGGGATTCGAACCCTCGAAACGCCTTCTCCAATTTTCCGCTGGTCTAGCCCTTGTACCTTGAGCAGTGCCTGAGTTCGCCTGGCGTTTTGTCGAGCGCGAAGAGAGCCTGTGACATGCTGTCGACCTGGTCGTCGTATGTTGCGTTGGGAAATCCGGCGCATTCGGCGACAAAGCCCTCCTTCCAGGACGCGCATTGTGGCAACCGCACAAATCGGTTCTCAAGCTTCGGGGACTGAATGGACATCCGTTCCACCTTGTTCAGTCTGGGAGTGTTCGGGCGCACGCCCCTCCGATGTTGCCGCCGCAAGTGGTCATAGATCCCCCTGCCTGCCCCCACGGCTTCGACAATCAGAAGGTTCGGATTCCACATTTTGCGCAGCTTCTCGGCAACCCTGAGCAAGTCGGGCTGAAGGTGTTGCTCCCGATGAACATCCAGCAGATCGATGTGGTTCCCGATGAGCCCCCAGGTCGTGCAGACTGAGTAGTCGTTGGACTCACCCGGCACTCCCGCCGGATCCCAACTCTGAATCACCGCCTCGTAGTCGGAACGGCGAAGATCCGGCGGGATCGTCTCAAACCATTCCGGCCGAATGATGTTGCCGCCTGCCGGTGTCGGTGCCTGCTGGTATTGCGCCTCGAATGCGCGCATGCCCATCTCCCGGCGCTTTGCCTCCAGCGCTTCCAGATCCATGTGTTCCGGTAGGAGCACCTCGCCGACCAGCCTCGTCCAGACTGCATTTGAACCCAGAGCGACCTCACGCTCCTGCGTCTCGATGGCCGGAAGTTCCAGTACATCCCAGTCGCCCGTCGCGATCAGCCGACCGGGCAGGTCGTCCTCATGGAGTCGCTGGGCAGTGACAATGACCGCGCCCGACTTGGGATTATCTAGGCGCGTCATCGCCGTTCCTGTGAACCACTCCCAGATCGCATCCCGCCTCGTCTCGGATGAGACATCCTCCGCCTTGCTTGGATCGTCGAGGATCAGGAGATCGGAACCCTTTCCGGTAAGCGGGCCGCCAATGGATGTCGTCATTCGATATCCATTGAGAGTGGTCCGCCACTCTCCAACGGCCAAGCGCAGTGGATCCAGGATCAGTTCGGGAAAGGTTGCACGGGTCCAGCCCGCCTGGACCAGACGCCTCGACTCCCGGCTGAAGGTCTCGGCAAGATCCATCCCGTAGCTCATGCAGATGATCCTGCGGGATGGATCCCGACCAAGTGCCCAGACCGGGAAGGCCACACTCACGCAATGCGACTTCAGATGCCTTGGCGGCAACAGGATCAACAACCGTTTCACCTCGCCCCTCTCGACCTGCTGCAGCTTGTGGCAGATCGCGCGGATGTGGTGTCCATAGTGGAAAGGAACGCCGGGCCGAAGCTCGGAAAACGCACGCATCACGAAACAGAAGAGGTGGAGCCGGTACAGCGCCCTGAGCGTATCTGTCACTTTAGCTGGTGCCGTCATCCTCACCTCCACAGATATCGGGGTTGGGTGGGTCCATTTCGGCAGCTTCGGCCGTCGCCTGTTCGAGAAGTGCAACCCAGTCAGCATGGGTTTGAAGGACTTCGAGATCGGCCTCGCTCGTTTCAAGGGCGATTGGAGCTGCAGCGACCTCCTGATCCTGACCAAGTTCCTTCGCAAGGATCCTGAAGAACTGCGGGTTGCCGCTCTGGGCCTTCACGAAGGCAGTGTACAAAGCTGCCTCCCAATTACTCATCGCGACCATCTGGCCGTTCTTCTTGACCACGATCTCTTCCCCGGCAACTTTCATCAGCTTGGCACGGAGCGACTCCTCCTTTTTCTTCTTGCCACTCGGGTTCCCGGACTGCCCCTTCTGCCACTGCGTGCGTTTTGGCGGCTTGGAGAACCCGATGTCGTAGTCGCCCTTCTTCTCGTATTTCTTCGACATCAGAAGTCCTCCGCGTTGCCGGCCGGAGCAGCCGGCGTGCCGCCCCGCTCGTCACCGGTTGAGACGTCATCGAAGCTCTGACCGGTGGCAGCGAGCACCGCGTGCCCGCCGGTCATGTCCTGCCAGCGCCGGATGGCGACATCGACGTAGTAGGGGTCGATCTCCACGCCGACGCACCGGCGCCGCGTCCGCTCCGCGGCGAGCAGCGTCGTTCCGGACCCGAGAAATGGATCGAGGACGAGATCACCCGATGTCGTCACATCCAGGAGCGCATCCATGACCATGCGGATCGGCTTCACCGTCGGATGGACGTTGAAGTCGTCGTCGGCATCCTTCCGCCCGCCGGTCGCACCGGCGTATTGCCAGACATTCGACCGGTTCCGTCCGTACTTGCCGAGATGGACGTTGTTGCGGTGGCTTGCCCCTGCACGCCTGGCGACGAAGACGAATTCATGCTGGCTGCGGTAAAGGCTCCCCATGCCCGGGGCGCTCTTCACCCAGACACAGATGTTGAGCAGTTCCAGGCCGATCGCTTCGAGCGTGGCGGTCATCTCCCTGACATGGCGCCAGTCAATGCAGGAAAACAGGACGCCACCCGGCTTGAGTTTCGAGGCCGCATGTCCCAGGGTCTCGCTCAAGAACGTGACAAATTCGGATCTCGTCATTTCGCCGGAGGCTTCCGCGAACTCGGCAAACCCAGCCGACGCGTCGCGCACATGGCCGTTGATCTTCACGTTGTAGGGTGGGTCGGTGAAGACGGCGTCGGCGGCCTGTCCGTCGAGGATTGGAGACAGCGCACCTCCGTCCCGCGCCGAACCGCAGACGATCCGATGATCACCGAGGATCCAGAGATCGCCCTCCAAGCTAACAGCTGGAGCATCGGGTGAAGCGAACTCCTCCAGATCATCCGCCGGATCGGGTTCGTTCGCTTCCGATGCACCGAACTGGATCGCCTCGATCTCCTGCAGGTCGAAACCCGGGATCTCAATTTCGCCGCTGATCTCGATGAGCTCGTTGATCTCCAGCCGGAGCGTCTCGGCATCCCAGGAACCAGTCTCCTGCAGCTTATTCAGGGAGAGTGTGAGGCGGCGGATGTCGAAATCCGAGAGATCATCAACAGGGATGCACGGAACCTTTTCCGCAGCCAGGGTGCGGGCGGCGGCGAGCCGGCTGTGCCCGTCGATGACTTCGTATCGCTCACCGCCGGATTTGGTCCGGACAAGGATCGGAATGCGGAAGCCGAAGTCCTTGATGGATTGCGCAACGGCAGCCACCTGTTTCTCGAGCGCCGGCCGCACCCGTCGCGGCGCCGCGTCGATGAGATCCAGAGTCAACCAGATAACAGCAATATCCCGGAACAGGTCGTTCTGGCCGCGCTGCACGCCGGAAGCCTGCCCGGCCGAAGCGACTTCCGCGCAAGGCATGTCTGTTTGTCCGTTGCGCGCGTCGTCATTGACGCACGTCTCTGCTGATTTCTGATTTGGCTTTGATTGATGAGCCACAACTGGCCTCCTTTGATTTAGGTCGAGGAGGCGGCTGTGGGACTGAATGCCTGCGCAGATCAGGAGGCAACCAGCCGAACATCCGCGCATCCCCGACGGGATCCGTGTTCAGCAATAGTCGCTAGCCTCCTGCTGCGAACTGTGCGCTCTACGCCTACATCACAAGAAACCACGGCGCAATAGAAATTCATCATAAGCAATTGAAATCAGGTGATAATTGCTCCGATGGGGAACAACTTTGTCGACCGTATGAATGGTCTGGACTTGTCTCGCGAACAGAGCGTCACTGTGTCCACGCCCGGTTCGCATTCCGGGCTCTCCCCGGTGACGGGGGCGCGTCCTGCCTCCCCGCGCAACCAGGGAGATACGCATGCCCAATGCACCTCAGACCAAGCCCAAAGAGACCAAGTCGGCCATCGTCCGACGGCTGCTTTCGCGCAAGGCCGGCGCCGATATCGGCACCCTGCAGAAGGCCACCGGCTGGCAGCCGCATTCGGTCCGAGCCGCCCTCAGCACGCTGCGGAAAGCCGGATACACGATCGACAAGATGCCGCCGAAATCCGACGGTGGCGTGCCGAGCTACCGGATCATCGGTGTGCCGGAGCAGGCATGAGGCTCACGGTCGCCGAAATCGAGACCATGGACCGGGCGGCGCTGATCGCCGCCTGGGACCATCTCTTCGACACGCCGGTTCCGAAGGGGCTGAGCCAGTCCTTCCTGCGCCGTTTCATTGCCTTCGAAGTCCAGGCCCGCCAGCGCGGCGGCCTGCCGCGCGGCTTCGTCACTGAGCTACAGAAGAAGATGGCCGGCGATGTTGGGAACTCTGTCCCCGACCTCAAGCCCGGCGGTCGTCTGCTGCGCGAGTGGAATGGAACGACTCACTCGGTCGAGGTGACCGAGGCAGGCTACCGGTGGAACAAGGAGACCTATCCCTCGCTCTCCGCGGTCGCCCGCGCCATCACCGGCGCCCGCTGGTCCGGGCCCCGCTTCTTCGGATTGAAGGAGACCCGCTGATGGCAGCGCCGAAGATCCGCTGCGCGATCTACACGCGGAAGTCCTCCGAAGAAGGGCTCGACCAGGGGTTCAATTCCCTCGACGCCCAGTTTGAGGCCTGCGCTGCCTATATCGCCAGCCAGAAGCACGAGGGCTGGGTTCTGGCACGCGACCGTTTCGACGATGGCGGCGTCTCGGGCGGAACGCTGGAACGCCCTGCCCTGCAACATCTGCTTGCCGAGATCGACGCCGGCCGCATCGGCATGGTCGTGGTCTACAAGATCGACCGCCTCACCCGGTCGCTCGCCGATTTCGCCAAGCTCGTCGAGCGCTTGGACGCCTCTGGCTGTTCCTTCGTCTCCGTCACCCAGGCCTTCAACACCG